AGAATTACCGCAGTATTGCAAACTTCATCAAATCCAATGTGGTTGTGATGGATTGTGATAATGATTTTTCTGACAATCCGGCTGATTGGGTCACGCCGGAGAAACTGGATGAACTACTCCCGGATGTTTCATATGCGATTGCTTTCAGCAGAAACCATATGAAAGAAAAAGGCGACAAATCGGCAAGACCGAAGTTCCATGTGTATTTTGAAACAGAGGAAATCACGGACGCAGGTAAGTATGCGGCACTGAAAGTTGCCATTAAGAAAGCACATCCATTTTTTGATGGGAATGCGCTGGATGCGGCCAGATTCATTTTCGGTGCCGATTCAGGCACGTGTATTTGGCATGACGGATGGGAGACCATTGATGAACAGGTGGAGATCGCCACGGATGAGGAAGAGGATGATTTCCAGTCAGGTCCGATTATGGAAGGAAGCAGCAACAACAGCATGAGCCATTTTGCCGGAAGGGTTCTGAAGCGTTATGGGAACACGGATAAGGCATATGAAGCCTTTATGGAGCATTCCAAGAGATGTGATCCGCCGCTTTCAAAAGAAGAACTGGCTACAATCTGGAACAGTGCAGTCCGCTTTTTTACAAATATGAATTTATTGAAAAATTCATAGAGAGATTAGGCGAGCGTTTCAATATTCGTGAAATTGCTTTTGATCGTTGGGGTGCTGTACAGATGGTGCAGAATCTTGAAGGGATGGGATTTACAGTTGTTCCATTTGGACAAGGGTTCAAAGATATGAGTCCTCCGACAAAGGAACTGATGAAGCTGACATTGGAACAGAAACTTGCCCACGGAGGGCATCCGGTTCTTCGTTGGATGATGGATAACATCTATATCCGTAATGATCCGGCAGGAAATATTAAAGCAGACAAAGAAAAATCCACGGAAAAGATTGACGGTGCTATTGCAACCATTATGGGGTTGGACAGGGCAATCCGTTGTGGAAATGATGTCACAGCATCAGTTTATGATGAGCGTGGCATTTTATTTATTTAGAAGGAGCGTGAAGTGCTATGGGAATTTTATCAGGAATTTTTAAATCAAGAGATAAACCACAGAATGCCACATCAGGTAGTGCATTGTGAATGGTATTAAGAGTTGTATTGGAAAGGTTAAGGATGCCGTGACGAATGTGGCGGAGACAATCCGTTCTTTCTTGCATTTCTCCGTGCCGGATGAAGGACCGCTTACAGATTATGAAAGTTGGATGCCTGACTTTATGAGTGGTTTGGCAAAAGGGATTGAACAGAGTAAGAATATGGTAGCAAAAGCTGTGGAGGGTGTTGCATCAGACATGGTTATCAGCCCACAGATGGTTATAGCTGGATATGGTGCCGATATGAATGTGAAAACACCAACAGCAACAGAAAGCATTAGTGGAATCACATCTGCCATTACTGAGGCACTTAGCCAGATGAATGGACAGCATGGGGATATTGTGATTCCAATTTATCTGGGTGGAACAATGCTTGATGAAGTAATTGTGAATGCCCAGCAGAGAATGAATCTAAGAAGTGGAGGAAGGTAAGATGGCATTTTTTGAATATTTAAAATTTGACGGAACTGTCCTTCCTCTGCCTGATTCTTATGGTGTGTCATTATCGGCAGTGGAAGCAGACAGTAGTGGGGAAACAGAGGCGGGAACTACTCAGAGGGATGTTGTACGTCAGGGAGTAGTGAATATCTCGGTTTCTTTTTCCGTGACAGCAAAGTGGTTGAAAGCACTGACTGCCTATTGCAAACAGGATAAGTTGTCGGTGGACTATTTTGACACAGAGACGGTGGACATGAGAAATACAGAAATGTATGTTGAGGGCTTTAAGGCGAAATTGGAAAAGGATACATCCTATAGGGGATTATGGACGGTGTCCTTTACCTTGAAAGAATTTTAGGAAGGCGGTGTTTGAATGTACCCAGTAAGTGAAGCGTTCCTGTCAGCGGTACAGGAGAACACAAGGAGATATTATTGGACTGGAAGAATTGCCACGAAAACAGGAGTGGTACATGAATTTTCCGAGAAAGAGATTGTAAAAGGAAGCGGATATATTTCTGCCCAGTGCTGTGATTCCAACGAAATGGAGCTTGGAACGGTGTATGCTTCGGAAATGGGAATAACTCTGTTTCTGGATGTGGACAGGTACACACTGGAAGATGCCAAATTAGAACTGTTCTATCATCTGGAACTGGATGATGGTTCATGGGAAGAAGTGCCGATGGGGATTTTTGAAGTCAGTGAAGCAAATCGAAAAATCAAGTGTCTGGATATCAAGGCGTATGATTACATGCTTCGATTTGATGAACCGTTCAATGGATTCGAAACGGTTGGTAATGCTTATGATTTTATGGAACTTTGCAGTAAGGCATGTCGTGTGGAACTCGCCCAGACAAGGGAAGAAATAGAAGCAATGCCAAATGGGGCATAGGTGCTTTCTGTTTATACGGAGAATGATATTGAGACATATCGTGACATGCTCTACTATGTGGGACAGGTGCTTGGTGGATTTTTCTGCATCAATAGAATTGGGAAACTGGAACTGAGAAAATATGGTTCTGAACCGGTCATGGAGATTGGAAGCAGACATAGATTCTCTTCCAGTTTTTCTGATTTTATTACCAGATACACAGCGGTCAGCTCCACGAATTTAAAGACGGAAATGGCAGAGTATTATGCACTGGAGCCGGATGACGGTCTTACCATGAACTTAGGGGTAAATCCACTTCTACAGTTTGGTGTGGATGAGACCAGAAAAGAACTATGCATGAATATCCTGAATGATATTTCTCTCATCAATTATGTACCTTTTGATTCGGAAATGATTGGCAATCCGGCATTGGATCTTGGGGATGTGTTGAAGTTCTCCGGAGGTCATGCGGATGGTGCCAAATTATCTGCTGTGATGTCCATGCAGATAAAGATTGGAGGGAAACAGACACTGAAAGGTGTCGGCAAGAATCCGAGACTGGCAAGAGCAAAGAGTAAGAATGACAAGAATATCTCCGGGCTTTTGAATCAGATTGAAGAGAATAAGACAGCGGGAAAAATTGGCATCCATACCTTTACCAATGCCAGTGCTTTTTCTATCTCTGATACAGATACAAAGATTATTTCCATAGAATTTGCTACCAGTGAGGAAGTCATGGCACAATTCTTTGGTTCTGTCATTGTGGATGTGAGAGCAGATTCTGTGGAAAAAAGCGTGACAGCAAAGACCAGTCTGGTGATTCCGGTTACGGATGTAACAGCGGTTGTTCCAGAAACTGAAGGGGAAGAAACAGGAGAAAGTACAATAGATGAAGGTACGGAACCGGAAATTATCGGTAATACGAAAGAGCAGACTATTGAAATGGAAGTGCCTGTTTCATGGAAAGAAGATGGAATGGCAGTTGCCCATTTTGTATTTGAACTCAATGATGTGGTCATTGACATCCATCAGCCGGAAGAAACATGGCATTCCGGGAGACACACCATCATGCTTTATTATCCCATTGACCATGTGATCGCCAATTACAGGAACAACTTTAATGTTTACATGAGGATGGAATGCGGTACGGGGAGCGTGGAGACAGGAAATTGTCTGGCTGCCATTACCGGACAGTCGATGGGTGCCGGAGAAGCGTGGGATGGAGAAATCAGGATTGAAGAAAAGATTACTGCATTTTCTCTGGGAACAGTTACAAAGGCAGTTGGTCTTAACGATACAGTCAGCTTCAAGATTGATGAAACTATGAGAAGAGCATATGCAGATGTGCTTACAGAAAGAATTAAGATCGGTGCTTTTGCAATGCCGATAGAAACGGAGGGCTAAATGAAGTTAAAAGGAACTATGGTATTGGAACTGACCGATACAAATACAGGAGAAGTGGAGCGTGTGGAAGAAACCAATATGCTTACTAATGCAGTAAACCATATCTTGGGGTTAAACCCGATGGGTATTTTCTATGCGGCTAGTGATGAATATGATGAACATGTGCTGTGGAATGATGTACTCTTACCTATCTGTCCGAACATGATAGGTGGCATTCTTCTTTATTCAGATAGGCTGGAGGAGGATGTGGAAAATATATATCCGACTACATTAAAATTGCCAGTGGCATATGCCAGTAATGATGTCAATGCCACAGCCAGTGTGGCAAGGGGAAGCATGAATTTGACGGAGAGCAAGGTGCTTGATAATGGGTACCGTTTTGTATGGGAGTTTACGCCGAGTCAGGGAAATGGAACGATTGCAGCGGTGGCACTGACTTCTGCCCAGGGCGGAAGAAATGTATATGGGGATATGGTAGGTTCGGAGGAAACATTCCTTGTACTTAAAAGGGTAACATTGGATGCTATGGAAAAAGAGGAAATGGCCAACATTTACAGTGCCGTGGAAGTGGACTTCGCCAATAATGTAATGTACAGCATCCGTTTTCAGGATGCTTCCGTCATTGTTCGCAAGAAAAAACTTCCAGTGTTTACGGTGGGAATCAATGACAGGCTGAATGATATGACTTGTACCTTGATTGAGGAAAAGGTTCTCACATGCAATACGTTTGCATTTCTTGGCAGCTATACCCCATACGGAAATTTTTTTGATGGACATGACGGATACTGGTATGGTTTTGCCAATCAGGGCAATTCTTCCGGGGATGCCACCATGTACTGGATTAAGATTAAGAAGGATGACTATTCTTTGATTTTGTCAAGATTAGTTGACACATTTTTCTCAAGGATTTTGTACCCTATGCTG